AAATATGTATTTCTGTAAAAATTCTAATAATCGTTCTTTTGTCATACCACCTTTTTCATACATTTCTCTTCCAACACATTTTGAATTATTTACTGCTACTAATAAAGTAAATTTACGAAAGACAAATTGATTTGATGTTTTTATTATACATCTCTTACCCAAATTACAACGACTATAAGTTGGTTTTAACGCAGAACCAACACTTGTTTCATCCAAACAAATAATTTTATTTATAGGAAATTTACGAAGTTCAGTAAAAAAGTTATTCATTTCGGTTGCCTTTTCAATTGGTTTCTTATATCTTTCTTTTGGAAAATGCTCGTGTCTTGTTCGTTTTCTTGTTTGATTATTATCTCTAATAACCTGTCCTAAATGTTGAGGTGTAATATCAAATGTAGGATATTGTTTTTTCATATCAACAACTAATTCTTCCATGGTTATTTGCTCGTTTTTCTTTAATACATCTAACGCAGTTTTTACTTGTAGTTTGGTAATCTTATAGGATACATTTTTTCTATTTCTTCTTGTAAGATTTTTAGTAGAATTATACCGTTGTATCCATCGTTGTAATGTAGATTTTTTACAATCAAAAATTTTACAGGTTTTTCTAATATTATCTTTATTTTTAAGGTAATATTTAACGGCAGAAATTTTATAATCTTCACTTTTATGTGTCATTCCTATAATAAAATTAGAAAAACTTACTCATAATTTGTCCCATTTTAAATCTTCAAGGGTGTAAATTGTTTTAGATAAAAATAAATATTGTCATTCTAAAAAATACGTTCTTTAAGTTGTTTTAATATAAACTATAAACTCATACTTAAAGGCGGTGATTTCATCCGCCAACCATGTTTGAGTTAACAGTTGGTTGTCCTCAACCACCCTTCATAGTTTTTTTATAGTTTTTGTTTTTGCTATTTTTGGTATATTTTTTATTTTTTCTAGATTTATTTTTTTTATTATATTTTTTTGTTTTTGAAAAAGAACGAAAGAGTGAAAACATTTTTTTGAATGAATATTGTAATGATTTCATAATATATATGTATAATTAAAAATTATAAAAAATAAAAATAATTATAATTATATTATATTTTTATTCAAATCAAAATATATTATCTAGATACTATCTGTGTTATCTAGTTATTATCCATGTTATTTATATTATCTTTATTATCTTCATTATTTTGCACTTGATACTCATCTACATTTTTGTTATTTTCTATAACATCTTCTTTAGTATTAGTATTAGTATTAGTATTAGTATTAAGTTCTGAGACATTAGCAATTTTAACAGTATTACGTTTTATATTTTGAATTTGTAATGCATGTAAACATATATGAGGTACAATAGCTATATTATTCATGTATGTTCTATAACGAAAACATGAAATAGATGTATCATTTGTAAATTTAATACTATACCACCAATAAGCAGGTATAAACAAAGTTTTACCAATAGTTAATGTAAATTCAAGACACTTTACTTTATCAAAATCCGCAGAATATTTTGGTTGAGGCGTCCAAGGATTAATTGGACTTTTAAATTCAAAATTTTCATAATCATAAATAGGATATAAATATTTTATACTTTGTGGAGGTGTTAATTTAACTTGCGCTGTTCCTTGTGTTAATAAAAAAAAGTTGCGATAATTTAATTCATAACGAAACGGTGTAGTTGTTTCATTGCTACCCATTAACAAATCATAATTACAATTAGAAATCATATATGGACGAAGAAATTCATCATTATATTTCAAATTTTTAATTACACCAGTTTCTTCTAGAAATTCAGAATTATTTTCAGAAAAATAGTTGCTAGATTTATCTTCATTAAATAATTTATTCGCTGCTTGAATATTTAATGGTATGTATAATTCAGCATTTTTGTTATCTTCTTTATTATTACGAATTTTAATTTCAAAAGCAGGATAATTATTCAAAATATATCTTTTATTTGAGGTCTCTATTATTTTTTCACATTCAAAATCAAAAATTACTGGTTGTCGTATATCACATATTTCTTCTAAACGATCTTTTGATGGTTGATCTACTTCATATATTTCTAAATCATCACTTGTTTTTAAATGAAATTGTACATGTAAATAAATAAATAAAACCAAACAAAATATAAAAAATCCAATTATTATTTTCATTTAATCTTAAATAAAAATAATAATAATTTTTATAAAATAGAACGAAGTTAATCATCTACTTTTGGAGCAATAAAAAAAACCAATAAACTATCTTCATCTAAATGATATGTAATTTTCATAGGTGTGTTTTCACTTAATGAAAATTCTATTTCCTCTGTTATTTTATTAGTAATACACATTTTGTTCAAGTAAGTTAAACTATATGTTAAATTTATTTCAGTATTTTCAGTAATACTATAACTAGATAAATCATCTATAGTAATATGAACACACATCTCTCCATTAATTTCTTTACTAGTTAAATGAATATCTTCTTCAGAACATTTAATTATAATATTGTCTCCAAAGTTATTTAATTGATCAAATATTTCCGAGATTTGTTTTGAAGATAACAAAAATTCTGCGTCATAATCAGCATTAGAAACATTCATTTCATCATAGTCATAATCACAAAGCGGCATAGTAAAATATTTATGAAAATCTTTTGATTCTTTTTTTTCTTTTGATTCTTTTTTTTCTTTTGATTCTTTTTTTTTATTAGTTTTTTTAGTAACTTTTTCATTAGTTTCTTCATTTGATTCTTTATTAGTTTTTTCTTGTGAAACAAAATGAATATTTAAATTATCATTTTCATTATTAATTATTAAATTTAAATTATCAGATTTTACACTTATTATAGAATAAAATATGTTTGAATCAAAACACAAATATTCTATATCATCTGATGCAATATAAAAATCAAACCATTTTTTTTTAATTGTTAAATCATACAAACAAATATGAGATTTATCCATTCCTTGAATGTGCATATATTCTTTATAAAATTTACAATTTATCAAAGAAGAACAGTTTTTTAACACTTGAAACAATGATATAAATATATTTTTTTTATTTTTATCTTTTATTTCTAATTTCATATTAATAATTATTATATAAAAATATGTTTATATATTTTTTATATAATAATTTTAGATGCAATAATTTTACATATAATATTCTAATTTATAGATTCTAATTTATAGATTCTAATTCTTTTTCAACTAAATTTTTTAAATCTATATTTTGAAGTGAAACATTATTCGTTTTGTCTTCAATAGTATACTCTATATTTTCAGTATTATTTTCTGATATAACGTTTTCTAAGACTATATTTTCATTTTCTTCTTTATTATTTTCTAAATTAGATTCATCTATTACTGGTATATTTTTTTCTAATTCTGCAATAGCAATTTCATAATCAGAAAATTTTTCATTTGTTTCATTTACAAATACATCATATTTCATCATAAATGTTTTTAATAAATCTTTTGTTTCAATTAATTCTCTTTCTAATTTAAGTATTTTTTCTTCATTTTTGAAAAAGGTTAAGTTGTGTTTTGTAACTTCATTATTTATTTTTGTAAATTCTTCAGAAATAGTTGAAAATTCCTGTATTTTTTTTGTTATTTCTTCATTATTTACACTAGTTTCTTTTTTTTCAATATCATCTAATCGGTTAATAATATTATTTAAAACACTTGTATCAAATAATTTTGATCCATCTTGAGATTCAGTATTACCGCTTTTATCATTTTCACATTCAATAATGTATTGTTCAACACGTCCTAAACGTAAAGTAATTAATCCAACAGCATCAGATACACTTAATTTTGCAAATGGTAAATTATTATTTTGTTGTGTATTTTGTTGATATTGTGATTGTGATTGTATTGGCGCTTTAGCAATTCTAACATTATTTGTAATAGCAGGACCAGAACCAGATCTAGATCCATAAGACTGTTGTTGTTGTTGATAATTAGGTTGTTTTTGTTGAGTGAACGCTGCATTTGAATTAATAGAAGTTCTAGGTCTAGTTCCACTAATCATAGGTGCATTTTCTCCAGCGCGTTTAGCTCTAGCTGCTGCAAGTGATCTTGAACTCATAATATAAAATATTAAATAATATGTTTTTTAATAACTTACGCATTTTGAAACAAATTATTTAATTCAATTTTGTATAAATTAATTTTTTAATCTAAACAGTTTTTTTTTCTAAAAAATCCATAATCATTGGAAAAATTGGTTCAATTACTTTAGCACATTGAATTGCTATTTCTTTATGTTCTTTTTGTGTACCATTACCACTTCTTAATTCTATATAATGTATCCATGAACGTAAAGTTCCATTTACATACATTTTTGTTAAAGTCAATCCTTCAGGTAATACAGTGCGCGCTTGTTCTTTTGCAATACCACTGTCAATAGCCCAATTATAACTTTGTAATGATTGAGAAATAATCTTATTTTGTTTTTTTTGCCACTCTAATTGCAAATCATTATTATTTGTTTCAATACTATTTTGTCTATTTTTTGAATCTTGAATTCTAGCATCTCTTAAATCAAATCCTAAATCTGCAATAGCATATCTTTGAGAAAATTCTTGAAAAGAAAATGATCTATGACGTAAAATTTGTCTAGCTATATCCCTAGTAGTTTCAATTTGTAAACATATATTTACCATTTCAAAAGGAGACCAATGTTTATTTTTTATTAAATAATTTATTAATTTGTCATTTGTATCAGTATTATTTTGATTTGATGGATTTGAAACTCTTGCACAATAACAGATTAAGTCTTGTATATTTTTATTATCATCATTACATTTAGTATAACTAATTAAATTAACACTCATTAATTGTGTATATGTTTATATGTTTATATTACTTTTATATTTTATATCTTTTAATAAAAATAATAATTTTTATTATTTAATTTCTTATTATACCATATATATATGGATGTTTCAAGTGATTCAAATAAAAGTTTCTTTAAGCATGTTTTTAATTTAGATGATGACTCTAAATCAGAAATTCTAAATATTTTACAATATAGTTTAATAGCAATTATACCGGTAGTTATTTTAAATAAGTCAATGTCTAAATATGTTCCTGAGTCAGATAATAAAAAAGGAAGTTTAGAGATAACTGCTGAAATATTAATTCAAATTATTGTAATGTTTATTGGTTTGTTAATAATACATAGAATAATTACTTATATTCCAACATATAGTGGGTCAAAGTATCCAGATTTTCATATAGTTTATATTATTTTGGTAGTATTAATGATAACTATGAGTTTACAAACTAAATTAGGAGATAAAGTCAATATTTTAATTGATCGTATAATGGAATTATGGAATGGTAAAACAGAAAAAAAAACAAAAAATAATAAAAATGGCAATGTGAAAGTAAGTCAACCTATTTCTGGACAAATAACTGCCCAACAAATTAACAATCCAACAATGTACACAGATGGTACTGCAATAAGTTCACTTCCAAGTGATGATACTTCTACTACATCTTCATCATCACAACAGTATCCAAATTACAACAATATGTATTCTCAAGATACAACTCCATTAATTGGTGCAGCAACACCAGGAGTATCTGAAGGTTTTTCTGAACCGATGGCTGCCAACTCTGTTTTAGGTGGATCTTTTGGTAGTTCATGGTAAAAAAATAAAAATAAAAATAAAAATAAAAAACAATATATAAATATTTTAAATATTTATATATGAATGTTGAAGACTTGTTAAAAGCGTTAGAAGATGAATCAAATGAAACATTATTAAATTTTACAACAGATAAAATTAAAGAGATGAATTTAAATATTATAAAAGAATTACATTTGTCAAAAAAAGACACAATAGATATTATGAGAAAATTAAAAGAATATAAATATGTAGATGAAATGAATGAGTTAAAGTATGGCGCTTACATTAGATGGATACCAATTGAAGATCCTGATAATATTTATTTAACAAATGGCGCTATATTTTGTGAAATGAAAATAACAGATAATGGAGTATTTTTTGTTTGTAAAAATTATGGGTTTAAATCAAAACATTTTCAAATATCAATGGACAAAAATTTAGTTTTTCAAAAATTAACAAATCAAGAATTAGTTTTATTATCTGCATTAGATCATTTATCAAAATAATTTATTATGCAATTATATAAAATGATGTGGATTTTTTTATTTATGAATTTCATTAATTTAACAAAAATAATAAATGAAATGAATATGAAATACAAATTATACCCTCGTTGGTTAACAAAAAAAAATGGTTCATTTATTGAATGTAAGAATGATTCAGAATGTCCATTTCCAAGCGCATGTTGCAATGATCCTTTTTTTCCTTTTCAATATTGTTGTAATGGTTGGAATAAACGTAAATTAGAATATGCATATAATTATAATTATATAAAGTAAATATGAATTTATTTTTCAAAATTAATTGTATAGTTTTTTTATATTTTTTTCTATTTTTTTGTATTTTTTATGTGTTTTTTATTTATGTAATAGATTTAGTAAATTTCACATTATTAAATTAATTTTTATATTTCATTTATTTTGTATTTTTTTTTGTATTTTTGTAAAAAATCCACTGTTCTCCATGTTTTTTCAATGTTTTCTTTTTCTAATAACCATTCTTTTCTTTTTTTTTCCATTTCAATACCCTGTTTTTCTTCATGTTCTCTCTGATATTTATTAAAAAATTCTTTCGCTTCTTCATCAGTAACATCTCTCCAAGTTTCTGATAATAAATCATTTTTCATATATACATTTATAAAATACATTTTTATTTTTAAGTAGTGATCTTTATAAAAATTAAATAAACGCAATAGAGCAACCAATGCTAATCAAAATATGAAAAATAGAATGACAAATTAAATGTTCTTTAGAACACCAATTTTTTTTTGAATTTTTATTACTATAATAAAAAATAATTGATGATAATAATAATATTATAAAAAATATTAATTTTATTTTGTATTCAATATCTTTTATAAATAAAATGTAAAAAGAAAAAAGTATACATGAAATTTTACCGAATATTCCATCATAAAAATGTATTAATGATTTTTCTATTGGATTTATCCAAAATAAAAATGATAAAATTATGTTTAATAATAATAATGACGCTAAAATAGTTTCATAAATATTACTTTTATAATTCAGTATAAAAATAATAATTGGAAATAATAAAAACAGACTTGTTATAGATAACCAAGATCCGTTCATTTATTTATAAAAATATATTTTTTTTTGTTTTATTAAAAATTACTTTAGATTTACCTTTACATTTAAATTTACCACGTGTAAGATCTTTTTTTTTGAATATTGATTTGGTACAAATACCAATAGAACGCGATTCATTTTTAGGTTCTATTTTTTTAATACATTTGCATAATTTTTCAGATAATATATTTTCTGCATGTTTTTTAAGTAATTTAGATGATTTAGGTATAGGTTGATTATAATATTCTAAAATTTGTTTATAGTCATTATTATTTAATTTATACATAATTATTATATATAATAAAATAGATTTTTATTTATTTTTAAAATTTTTAAATAAACAAAAAAATATATAAATGAAAATAGTAGTATTTGATTTAGATGAAACCCTAGGATATTTTACACAGTTTGGTATATTTTGGGATAGTCTAAAAAACTATATAGAAAACAAAAACAAAAAAATTTTAACACAAAATGATTTTAATGATATTTTAGATTTATATCCAGAATATTTACGCCCAAATATAATAAATATTTTAATATACTTAAAGAAAAAAAAACAAATAAATTGTTGCCATAAAATGATGATATATACAAACAATACAGGTCCTAAAGAATGGTCAAAACATATAATTAGTTATTTTGAAGAAAAAATCAAATACAAATTAATAGATCAAATCATATCAGCGTTTAAAATAAACGGAAATATAGTAGAAATATCTAGAACAACTCATGATAAAACACATGAAGATTTTATTAGATGCACAAAATTGCCTCTAAATGCAGAAATTTGTTTTTTAGATGATCATTATTATCCTAATATGATTAACGAAAATATTTATTATATTAACATAAAACCGTATTATTATGATTTAAGTTTTGAAGAAATAATTAATCGTTTTAAAAAAAGTGAAATAGGTACAAAATATTTAGATATGGATTTTAAAAATGATATAACAAATCAATTAAAAATGTATAATTATAGATGTATTGAAAAAAAATCAAAAGAATATGAAATAGATAAAATATTAGGAAAATATATTATTAATCATTTACAAGAATTTTTTAATAAATCAAACAAAAATAAAAGTTTTAAAAATAAATCTAAATATTTTTTTAAACGCAATAAAACACAAAAAAATAATAAAATGATCTAAAATAAGTTTTTAATATAATTTTTAATATGATTTAAATACTTGTTTATAAAAGTTGTAGTTAAAATAATGCAACCAGCGCTAAACGCAATTTTTCTATCTAAATCATTAAATTCATAATTTTTTTTAAAAGGGCGAAATCTCCAAATTAGAAATAAACAAATATAAATTCTTAAGTAATAATCAAGAAGTTTTAAGTAATTAGAAAATAATCCAAAACAAGAAAGTAAAATTAAAATATAAGATAAAATAATAAATAAATTGAATAAATTTGTTTGTATTTTATATAATTTATTTTTAGAAAACATTATTATATATAATAAATAGATTAATTGTATATAATAAAAATTAATTTTCAATCATATTTTTCTAGATTTACGATGTTTTCTAGATTTACGATGTTTTCTAGATTTACGATGTTTTCTTGATTTACCAGCAACTAAACCTTGACTTCTTGCAGTTTGATACGCACTTTTTATATTATCATTTGCTTGATAAGTAATACTACTATAAGGTAAATTAGGAAAATTTTTTTTCATTAAACTTAAATAAGCGCTGTATGAACCGTATTTTCTAATAGGATCATTATTAGGAAGTTTATAAAATAGTGAACAACCTTCATTTGAACCGCAAAAATTACTTCTCCAACTAGTCATTATATATTTTTATAATATTATAATAATTTTTTAATTTATTAGTTTAATTTAATTCATTTAATTATCTTAATATATATTATGAGTTTTATTAATGGTCATACAACTGATCCAAGTGATGTTCCTACACAAATTGGTTATTTTTATACTACAAAAACAAATGTTAGTTATACTAATGGTATTGATTCAGCAACAGGGAGTGATTATTCTATGGATAATTATACAGTACCAATTGGGGTTTGGTTAATTTCAGTAAATTTTTATGCTCAACTTAATACTTTTGGTAATTGGTTAGTTGGAACCACTGCAAACATGTATTTTAATGGTGTAGTTTGTAATACAATTTATTATCAAGAATTTCCTGATACTTATTATAATGGTGTGGTATTAAGTGGTTATACTAAGTTTACTGCTTTATTAAATACTACTGTTTATTCTTCGGGGGCATCAGGTAATACAATTAAAGTTTATCCAAATATAACAACGTATAATGGTACTGTTACTTTTACAGGAACTTTATATGTTACATATACAAAAATTGCATAAACATAAAATAATTTAAATACTTAACTAGAATAAAAATTTAACGTTCTTGCACTTGGGTCAGTAGCGTCAGTATATTTTGGCATCCAAAAATATGGTAAAATATGAGAACAATTAGAAAAATGTTTATCAAAAATTGATTTATAATAATACTTTTCAGTTTCTATGTTCGCTTCATACTTTTTGTTTGGTTGTTCAATGTTTAAATGAAGTGCAATTAATTCTTGGAGAATAGTATATAATGAACGACCTTGAGAACTAACACCATCACTAAACGCTTCTTTTTTTCGGTTTAAAATAATATCAGGAAGTATTTTGTCATTTTTAAAACTGTCACGTAAAAGCGATTTTTCAATTTTATTAAAATTTTTATGATTTCTGTAATAAGGTGGAATAGATAATATGCAATTGACAAAATTTTTATCTAAAAAAGGTGTTCTTGGTTCTAATCCATTAGACGATATTGATTTATCTGATCTCAATACATCAAATAAATGAATATCTTTTAATAACCGTCTTGTTTCTTTGTCAAATTCAATATCATCAGGACATTGGTTCATATAAAGATAACCACCAAATAATTCATCAGAACCGTCTCCATTAAAAATAACTTTTGCATCGCTATTTTTTGAAATATATTTTCCTAGTAAATAATTACCAATACTTGCTCGAACGGTAGTTGTATCATAACTTTCTATAGCATATATTACTTCTGGAATAGCGTCAAACATTTCTTTTTCAGTTACAATAATTTCAGTATGTTTACTACCAATCCATTCCGCTACAATTTTAGCGTACTTTAAATCTTCAGAATCTTTTAATCCAATACTATATGTTTCTAGTTCTTTATTAGGTTCTTTATAATATTCTGTAACTAAAGCAGCGATTAAACTACTATCAAGACCTCCAGATAATAAACAAGCAATTGGTCTTTCTGTTGTCAAACATCTTTTATGAACAGCAATTCGTAAAGATAATGAAATAATATCATGAAGAGTTTCTAATGTAATTTCTTGTTGTATTTTTTTATGATTATCTAATTGAATGTTTAATTTTGATTCTTTAATAAAATTATAAAATGGTTCATAACAATCAGCAAAAATTGTATAAGAAAAATTTGGAGTAAAATATGGTTTATTTAATTCTACAGGTTCCCAAACAGATGATACCATAGATGATAAATTAAAAATACTATAAGTTCCTGGAGTAAATTGTGTTATAGTATATTGCTCTGAATTATTGTTATAAAAGTGTTCCAAACATTTTAATTCTGATGCAAAACCATACAAATTAAAATTACCCATACCTGTTGTCATAATATTATTTTCTTTTAATGATTTTCTTTTTATTTGATACAATGGTCTTACACCATAAGGATCTCTTGCAATATATAATTGATTATTTAAATCATTTGTAATACGATTATCAAATAAAACAAATGAAAAAACTCCATCTAACATAATAAGTGTTTGTTCCATACCATATTTAATATATAAATGTATAATTACTTCACAATCAGAATCTGTTTTTGGAGTAACTTTCATAGTTTTGTAAAGTTCTTTATAATTATAAATCTCTCCATTACATATTAAAACAACATTATCAATAACGAGTGGTTGATTTGATTCATTGTTTAAACCATTAATTGCTAACCTATGAAAACCTAATACCATTTTTAAATAAGAATAATCTAATTTAGAAAATTCTGGTCCGCGATTTTGTCCTTTATTAAATTCATGTTGAATTATTGATTTATCAAAATAATGATAATCATTTAATAGTGAAAATATACCACACATTTATTATTATATAATGCAAATTCTTTATATAATTTAATAATATGTTTAATCAAATTGTCAATAGTGAAGATATTTTATTTTAGTAAAATAATATTTTAATAAAATAATATTTTAATAAAATAATATAATATACCAATGAATACACAAATGAATACAACAATTAATAATACCTCAAATGTTTCACAAGCAAATTGTCAAGAAACTATTGCAAAAAAACATGAACAAATGAATATTAAACTTTATGATAGAAATATTCCATCACAAATGTTGCAACCATATATTGATGTCCGTCCGGTAATGACAAAATATTCTCGTTTTCCAATTGTAGATCCAAGAAAACCAACAACTGTTAAATTACAACAAATGCCTGTATATAACACTCATAAAGTATTTAATCCAGGAAATACTGTATCACCTTGGTCTGGTTTCGCATCAAATATTAATAAAGAATCTGAATTAAGAAATCAAATATATGCATTACAAAAATGCAGTCAAGCAGTATATGTTCCAAATAGTAATAGTGATTTATATACTTATCATTTTCAAACAAAAACAAATCACCAACCACATGATTTATTATTTCAAAATGAAAAATTTCCAGATTTTAATCCAAATCCTGATGCAAAAGTAGTAGGAGCAAGTATGTTTATGAATTCAACAAGAGTTCAAGTTCGTGATATGACAAATCAAACATGTTAAAAAAAAAGATAAAAAATAAAAAGATAAAAGATAAAAAAATAAAAAAAAGATAAACTTGTATTATTATTATATAATTTTTTATATATATTTTTATAATGAACGCTTATTCAAAAAAAGAAATGATTTATGAAAAAGGATTTTTAGATAATTGTGTAGATGCAACATACATTATTAATTTAGAAGGCAATGGTAGATTGCAAAACATTTACAATCAATTAAATCAATATCAACCAACAAAAAAAATATACATTTTTTTCAATAAAGGATATAAAAATTGTAATAAAAAATTATATAAAAATACACCATCATATGATTTAATTGATACTTATATAAATATATTTAAAGATGCAAAATCACAAAATTATAAAAATATTTTAATATTAGAAGATGATTTTATATTTGATGAAAAAATTTTAAATATAGAAAATACAAATGAAATATGCAATTTTATTCAAAACAAAGATGAAGAATATGTCTATATATTGGGGTGTGTACCATTTGTACAAATACCATCTATTTCATATAATAGAAATGTATTATTAAAAATGGGGACACATGCGTGTATTTATACAGAAAAAATGATGGAAAAGATTTTAAACACAAAACAATCCATTATTTCTGATTGGGATGTTTATATGAATTTTAATTTAAAACAATACATGTTTTATGAACCATTATGTTATCAATTATTTCCACAAACAGAAAACAGAAAAGAATGGTTTTATGTTTTTATATTTAGTGAATTAAGAGACATTTTATTTTCTTTTTTTAAATTGCATGAAACATTTGAATATGGATATATATTTTTTTATTGGTTATCATGCATTTTTTTAATATTATGCGTATTAGTTTTAATTTATGTTTATTTTATAATAAAAAACCGGTTCATAAAATAATTAAAAAATGAATAAAAAGAAAAATATTATTAGTTTATATGAGAAAAATAACAAAACAAAATAAATATACAAATACAAAAAAGAAAACATTCAATAAAAAAAAAGGAGGAAAAAATAAAAAAACACAAAAAAATCATAAATTAAATTGCAGTCCTAAACCAAAAAATGAAATTAATGATTTTTCATGTTATACAAATAAGTCATTATTTAAATTAAGAGATCTTTGGAACGCAAGACATCCAGATGTAAAAATAAATGCGTCATCACCAAAGGAAATACATAAATTATTAAGTGAAAAATTAAACAAAGTATGTAATAAAGAATCGTGTTGGTTAAAGCAAAAAGTTGCATTTGGAGTTATTGATAATAATATAAAAGATTCATTTGCACCAGAAACACCTCCAGAATGGAAAAAAAATCCAAATGAATGGTTGTCTAGTATAGATATTATGAATGTTATGCAACAATATGAAAAAGCGTATAAATGTTTTGATTTTATTGGACCAACTCCAATTGATTTTGATACTAAAAAATTGTATGGCGAATGTGTATGGGATGAATTATGTAATTTTAGTTTAAAAGAGCAAATAAAAAAAGGAAAAACAAAAATTGGTATTATATTTAATACAGATCCTCATAATAAACCAGGACAGCATTGGATATCCATGTTTATTAATATTAAAAAAAAACAAATTTTCTTTTTTGACAGTACTGGTGATAAACCACCAAAAGAAATAAAAGTTTTGGTAGATCGTATTAAAGAACAAGGATTAAAATTAAATCCAAAAATAGTATTTAAATATGATAGTAATGAAGGTGTTGAACATCAATATGGAAATACTGAATGTGGAGTTTATTCTTTATTTTTTATTGTTCATATGTTAGAAGATAAATTAACAACACATTATTTAAAAACACATATATTAAAAGATGAATATATGAATAAATTTAGACATGTATATTTTAATGAATCATTATAAAATAAATTAACTTTTATTAAATATTAAATATTAAATGTATTATTAATATATTTAATAATGAATTACTCTAATTTTATAAGTAAAGAAAATATTTCTACTTTATGGGAAGTAATTAGTGATGAAGATGTTTTTAAATTTTTATCAAAAGATAAACAAAATAATATATATGAAATTTTTATTGATAATATAAAAGGTTTTTTTGATGTAGAAAAAAAAAATATAAATAATTTAATTGATATGAATAAAAAATATATAGTGTTAATATTATCTTATATAAATAAAAATTACCCAACCCAATTAAATAAAATAAAAATATTAGAAAATCCAAATTTAAAAGAAGAAAATGAATTAATTACATATGAAGAAATTCAAAATGATAAAAAAAGCAAATTTGAACTTGATTTAATAAAAAAAGAAGAAGAATTTATGGAAGCAATTACGTTGAAAGTTCCACCGGTTCCAAATTTTACAGATAATTTTGTAGATGAACCTATTGATGAGATGGAACAAAAAATAAAAGAAATGACAGAAAAAAGAAAATATGATATTGAAATAATTAATAGAAATTATGAAAAAAATAATAATCAATTAAATTTTTTACAATCACAAGAAACATCTATAAAAAATGAAAAATTTAAACACAAAGAAAATAATTTAACAAAAAATGTTTCTTGGGGAATAAATGAAGAATTTGAAATAAATTCAACAAATGAAACATTAAAAGAAACAGATGAAATAACAAATGAAAATACAAATGAAAATACAAATGAAAATACAAATGAAACATTTAAAAAAACAGATGAAAATATAAATGAAATAAATTTATTTAGTAAATTAAAAAAAATAAAAGTAGATAATCAAAATACACAAGAAGAGAGAATAAAAAATATAGAAGAAAATATAACTGAATTAAATAAAAAAGTAGATATTATAATTGATTTATTTTATAAAAATAATTTAATAAAAAATTGAAATATTTTTATTTAAAAAAATAAAATTATCTATATATAATTAAAATGTTCTTGTCGTTAATTACACTGTGCAGTGTTTTAATTACAATAAACGCTATTAATATTTCACGTTTAAGAAATGATTTTTTAAGAATTTTAATAAAAAATGATTTTAAAAAAATAAAAAAAATTAAAAATACATTAGAAATTAAAATTCAATCAAAAATGTATGATACAATGTTTTTATTTTATGAACTTGATGATGAACAAATAAAAATTATAGAAGAAATTATAAGTAATATGTTTAGTTAATTTTATACAATTGCTTTAAATACTTTTTCACCTCGCTCATTTGTTTCTAGTGTACCTACTTGTAATGGTATAATAGAAGGATCTTTTAAAGCAGATTCATAACTAGATTTATCATAAATATTTAATATTTTTTTATTTATTCTACGATAAACATATTGTTTACCATTTAATGTAATAATTTTGCCTTCCCATTCAATTGCAACTTTATTCGCTTTTAAAGTAGTATCATTTTGTTGTTCTGAAAAGTCAGGTACGTAAGAAAATTTATCATTTGTAGGATCTCCAAAGTTAATACATTTACCATTTGAATAAATATAACAATCAAATGCGGATTCTTTAATTGCATCAGTCAGTTGATTTGTTAATCCTGCTTTAATTTCAGATATTTCGTACAAGTATTGATCACTTGTTAAAGGAACCTGAGGTATAGATTTACTTAAATCTCTTCTTTTTAATTCAATTGCTTCATCTGATTTAAGTTGTGTTTCAGAAAAAATCATTAAATATATAAATACTTCAACTGTTTGTAATTCTTTAGGTAATGATTTATGACTACAAATACGTCTTGCACGTCCGATAACTTGTTCTGTACGCACTGGATGCCAATAAGGTTCCATAATATGAACATATCTAGTATTTTTTAAATTAATTCCTTCTGAACCAGAAGAAGTAATCATAAATACTTTAATTACTTCTCCAAGATTATTATTATTATGTTTTTTTTTTAATACTTTTGAAATACTATCAGGTATTTCATCCCATTCACCATTATAAATGCGACGTATGATTTCTTTTTCTTCAGCAGTTTCAGTACCAGTATATAAAGCATATGTTGGTTTACCTTCATCTGCTTCATTAATATCTATTTCCCATAGTCCAAGAGAAGTTTTTTTAATTTTAAATTGTGCAAACCCATTTTTTTCTAAAACTAAACTAAATAATCCGATACCTTCTAATGTTCTAAATTGACTATAAACTAAATGCAATCCTTCATGACTTGCATCTTGAATATTTTCAAGCATATGTAAAAATTTTGGACTATATGTTTGTAGTGCTTCAGGAGTTAAAAAATCATTTGCATGTTCCTTAACATTTTTAATCATATTTTCTATTTGTTCTTTATATTTATTGCCACCTAATTTATCTAAAATTTCATCACCTTCAATTTCACCTTCATGTTCATCTTCTATATCTTGTTTTGATTCTTCTCGTCTTGCTTGCATTAATAAATTTGTTATATTATCATTTTCTTCAGGGTTTTCTTCAGATTCTATTAAAGTTTTATCTAGATGAAAATCTTCTAATTTTTTACTAATATTTTCAAGTTCTTCTTTATTTATTTTTGTATTTTTTTTTGTAACGATTTCATTTACTTTTTGAAGATCTTTCATAATATTCATTAATTTTTTATCAGAAGTAGTTGTACCCTTTTTTTGAGCATTAATCAAATCTTTCACATAAGAATGTAATTCATTCTCTATTTTTTTATTCCATTCCATTCTTTCTTCTTCATTCACGATTTTATCCAAAATAACATCCAAAGTAGGTTTCAAGTGTTGTTTTAGTTTATTATATGTAGCATCTATACTCATAACATTTAACATTTTGTCTAAAAATTTTTCCATTTTTATTAGTTTTGGAGTAGGACGATTTGGTAATACAAAATTGCAATATAAACGACTAAAAATACGATAAGTAGATTGTTTTTCTTCAAATAATTCATCAGAAGTTTTTTTAGGTTTTTTCCTTTCTAATTCTCTTTCTTCGTGTCTAGCAGACTCATAAATTTTAAATTGGGTATCACTCATAGGTATACGAATAATATGATAATCTACACCCAATTGTTTATTATAAGTTGGCAATAAACTTTCCTGTGCACTTTTAAAATAAGAAGATAATCCAATTATGCGTCTTTTTAATGCATCAGTGTTTTTTAATTTTAAAGTAGAAGAATCAATATATCGTGATACAAAATCATCTACTTTATCTGGTAACGCTTTTTTATTTTTAATATGTATTCCTTCAATAATAACATCTATATCATTTCTTCTTAATATACTAATGATTTTTCTTTCAAAATCATCATCACTAATAAAATCATCATCTAGCACATTTTTCTCTCCTTTTTTAACATTATTTACACCCTGATAACCTGATTCTTTTCCTATTTTATTTTTAAATCCAAAAGGATTTCTAGTAATTGTTAATGTTTTACTAGATGGAGAATAATCAATATAATTTAATGTTTTTTCACCAATAAGCATTTCTTCAAGAACATTTTTGTCAATTTTTTTATTTGTTTTAACATTTAATGGAATTTTCCAAGTTTTTATATATCCTCTTAAAATATTAAAAAGTATTCCAAATTCATTAGGATAATTAATAACAGGTGTTCCTGTTAATAGAACAATTCTAGCATTTTTAGCAGATAATAATAATTCATATAGTTTAACAGATAAGTTTAAAGGTAAATGTTCTTTTTCTCCTTTTTTATTCTCAGGTATTTCTTTTTCTTTTTTTAGTTTGTTTACAATTCGACTTATTAAATTATGAGCTTCATCAATAACAATAACTGAGTTATCAAATAAATTGCGTGTAAAACCAAATGTTAATTCTCGCAATTTTTTTGCTCTTAATCCATTATAATTAATAAATGTGTATTTTTGTTTAATCATTATATTTAATTGTTCTTCAAGTTTTATTCTATCCTCATCTGTTAGATTAGTATAATTTGGTCTTTTTTTTATATTTACAAAAAATGCGCCATTATGTTTACGAATATATTCCATAGGAAGATTTAATATTGCAGATAATGTTTCCAATCTATCTGCATGATCAATAATAGAAATCCATTCCCAATATTGATTTCTTTTATATAATAAATCACCACATTCTTTTAATTGTTCAATATAATTTTTCTGTAAAGATGCAGGTGTCATAATAATAATTTTTTTGGTATCTTTCATTCCTTCTGCAATAGCAATGGAAGTACAAGTTTTACCAGATCCTAATCCATGATATAATAATAATCCTCTATAAGGCGTATATAAATTCATATAATCACGTACAATTTTTTGATGCGTTAATAAAGAAAAATCAGAATCTTTTTTCCCGATAATATTACAAGATATATTTTCAGTATTTGATTGTAATTCTTCACGATATGGTTCAAAAAGAGAATTAATAAAATTTACAAAAATCTCTCGGTCATTCATATAATAATTAGAAACTTTCATTAAAACTGGAGCAGATTTAACGGGTAATCGTTTTCTTAAATCAGTATCACCAATATCAACAACAGTTTCTGGACCTAAAATTGCTATACCTTTTGATGGTTTTTCAGTTATTCTTTTTTTTGGTTTTGATACTTTAATTGGTATTAATTCTTCTTCTTCTTCTAATTTTTCTGGTTCTATAATTAAAGGAGTTTCTTTAAATTCTACTTTTTTATTTAATTCAATTGGATTAGTTTCATCTTCTTCATCTTCTTCAATGATTAATCGTTTTTTAGTTTTTTTTATTTTATTACTAGGTTGAATTGGTTCAATTGCTTGTTTGTTTTCACTTATTTCCATAATAGGTTGTTTAGTAACTATCGCTTGTTTTTTTTCTTTAATTTTTTTATATAAATCATTACGATCAAAATTTGCATCTGTTTCATCAAAAATAATAGGTATAATTGATTTATTTATAGTTGTTTTTTTATTAATTTTTTTTTCTATAGATTCTTCTTGTTGTTCTTGTTGTTCTTGTTGTTCTTGTTGTTCTTGTTGTTCTTGTTGTTCTCGGTTTTTTTCTTCTTCTCCATCTTTTTCTTTCAGTTCTTTTAATTCGCCAACTTCTTCTCCTTTTATAACAGCGAAAACAGGTTGTCTTTCTTTAATAGTTGGTTTTCCAATCATTTTTTCTTTTAATCGCGCTAAAGGGTTCATTTCTTATATAATTATAATTATATAAATATTTATATTTATACTTTTAGATAATCTTGTATAATAATCAATCATTATTATTTTTTGAATTAATAATATTTATTGCTTCATTGCAAGCAATTTGTTCTGCTTTACGTTTAATTTTATGAATACCTTCTCCCATAAATATAAAAACTTTTCCATTTTCAAGTACAAAATCTTGAATATCTTTGAAATTTTTAAAAAAAGATATATCAACTGCATCTTTTGGTGTTAGTGTATGTATTTGTTGTCCTAAACATAAATAAACCCCCATTTTATAACCATTTTCTGTATCATATTCTATTTCTAAATAATGTGGTGTAACTTTAAATTCTTTTTGTATTTTAACTTGTAATATATTTTTATAATTATCATCATTTTGAATTAATTCAATCCAATCAATATGACGTTCAAATATATTTTCAATAAATTTTTGCGCCATCTGAAATCCGGGTCCTGTAACAAACAAATTTTGAAACCAGTTATCATGATCTTTTACTATAATTTTATTAAAATCTAAAAAAAGTGCACCTATAAACGCTTCAAAAAGACAACCTAATTTTTTTAAATTGGTGCGTATTTTTTTCTCTTCAGAATGTTTGGATATAATTAACCATTTGTGTAATCCCATTTCATAAGCAATTTTACCAATTGCTTCATTTTTAACAATAGCAATTTTTTTTTCTGTCATGAATCCTTCATTTTCTTTGGGAAATCTGCGATATAAATAATATTTTGTAACACATTCAAGAATACCATCACCTAAAAATTCTAATCTTTCATTTGATTTGCTACTAAGAGGCATACAATCTGGTGGTTTTTCTAAAATGGTAATATTTTGTTGAATATTTTCAAATCCAGGTCGTTTTGTATATGAACGATGAACAAATGCGCGTTCATATAATGAAATATTATTAACAATAGGAGGTAATTCATATTTAGAAAGAATTGTTTGAATTTCATTCAATGTAATTTTAATATTTAACGGATTGTAAGGGTTAAATATTAAACCTTCATCGGTTTTAATCAAATCGTCTTCATGTGATAATTTTATTTCTGTCATTTATTATTATTATTATTATATAAATAACTTTATATTGTTTCAACTTTATAAATATTACACAGACCAAAAAGAAAAATGAGGCAAACATAAAAAATATAAAAATTATATGATATATAAATAATGTGCTTGTTTGATTGTTGTTTTTACAATAATGAAAAAGAAAAAAATAATTATTATTTGAAAAATGATCCTTTAGAAGAAATAAACAAGCAATTTGCTATAATAAGAGAGAATTCAAAGAAAAAAATAAATGTGTTAAATAAAAATTTTAAAAAAATAAATAAAAATAATTAACAATTTTGATATTTAAAACGCAAACAAAGAATTACAAAAATTATAATTCCAATAAAAATAATAAAATTTAACGCTGCACTTTTATAAAATGGTGTTGATTTAAATGTTGGCATAAATGTTGGCATAAATGTTATATTTGTTTTATTATTCATTTATAGTTACAAATTATGAAATATTTAATATATTAATCATGAAATAATATATTTGATATTTACTTAAAGACTAAGTATATATTAATATATATGGAGGTAGTTGAAATATGGAAAAATATCAATAATTTTGATAACTATGAAGTATCAACATTTGGAAATGTAAAAAATAAAAAAACTGACAGAATATTAAAAGCGTCAAAGAGTGGAGGTTATTATAACGTAAATTTAAGTAAAATAAAAACTAATACTAAACAAGTACATAGATTAGTAGCTGAAACTTTTATTGAAAATCCAGAAAATAAACTTCATGTAAATCATAAAGATAAAAATAAATTAAACAATTGTTTAACAAATTTAGAATGGTGTACGCCAAAAGAAAATAATATACACAAATGTATTGGAATTACACAAACAACTAATCAAAATTTAACAATATGGAGAATAGATTTAAAGACAGGGGAAAAATTGGAAAAATATGATTCTATTGATTTAGCAAGTAAATTTATATTTGAACAAAAATTATCATTAAACATAAATTCTATTAAATCATCTATCAGTTGTTCTATTCGCGGTGTTTATAAAAGTTCTTTTGGATTTAAATGGGAATTATATGAAGAAACCAATTTGGAAAATGAAGTTTGGAAAGAAATTAATATAGAAAATGAAAATACATCAAATTATTATGTATCATCTTTAGGAAGATTTAAAAATGCAAAAGGTATAATAATGAAAAATTATAAACCACATCATAGTGGTTATATTTATCTTAGAGTAAACAAAAAAAAATACGCATTACATAGATTAGTAGCGTTAACATTCATAAAAAATATTGAAAACAAACCTTTTGTTAATCATATAGATGGTAATAAAATAAATAATACATTAGATAATTTAGAGTGGGTTACTTGTGCAGAAAATAATTTACACAGTCATAAAATTGGATTAAACAAAGGACATAAAAGAAAAGTAATTCAATATGATTTGAACATGAATGAAATAAATATTTTTAATTCAATTAAAGAAGTAAGTGAAAAATTGAGTATATCTTTAAGTTGTATTAAGGATGTATTAAAAGGAAAACAAAAGAGTACTAAAAAATTTATTTTTAAATATTTAGAAGAAAATAATTAAATAATTAAAATATTATGTTATTTTATAAAATGGTTTTAATGTCAGCCGGTAAAGCAGCTCGTAATCAAGCATCACTTGTTAACAGAACAAATATTTGTGGTGGCAACAAAAAGGCAGGCCTCGCACCTCGCGTGGGTTGGTATTTAAGTAGCAATACTATGTTAGTTGGTGCACCACAGACAATCCCATTGTTATGTATTCCAAATACTACAGTACAGACACAAAAAACAGGATATCGTGCAACAATTGGTGGAAACATGGGTTAAACGTTTTTATTTTGTTTATCTTTTTTTGGGTGAAACAAAAATTAATTTATTTAATTTTAAAATGATTTAATAACTTATTAATAAATCATTAAATGAACATAAAAATAGATATTCGTGAGAATGATCTTTTACAAAAAATTACTCAATTAGTAAATAATATTCCTTTATTTAAAGATATTCAAATTAAATCAGAAACTTTACCTTTAGGAGATATTATTATTTGCAATGAAAATGAAGAAATTATTATTATAGAGAGAAAAACGTTAAATGATTTATTATCTAGTATTAAAGATGGTAGATATGAAGAACAATCATATCGTTTAAATGGGTTAGATCATCATAATCATAATATTATTTATTTAATTGAAGGAGATATAAATCGTATGAATCATTTTAAAATGGATAATAAATTGGAGAAACAAACATTATATTCAAGTATGTTCTCTCTAAATTATTATAAAGGATTCTCAGTATTTCGTTCAATTTCACTTGAAGAAACTGCTATTATCATATGTAACATGACTTATAAATTAAAGAAGGAAAAAGAGAAAGATAGAAAACCTTATTATGAAAACAAAAAAGACATATTAGTTATAGAACAAGTAAATCCAAATTTTAAAAAAGAAAATAATTTGCAACACGTTCAAAATAATGAAACTAATGAAAATAATGAAACTAATGAAAATAATGAAACTAATGAAAATAATGAAACTAATGAAAATAATGAAAATAATGAAACTAATGAAAATAATGAAAATAATAAAAAAGAGTATAAAAATTATGTAAATGTTGTAAAAAAGATTAAAAAAGAAAATATTACACAGGATAATATTGATGAAATTATGTTATGTCAAATACCAGGCATAAGTTCTGTAACAGCGTTAGCTATTATAAATAAATATAACAGTCTTTCTAATTTAATTCAAGAATTAAATAAAAATAATGAATGTTTAAATGAAATTACTAGTACAAATGAAAAAGGACAAATTAGAAAAATAAGTAAAACAAGTATATCAAATATTGTTAAATTTTTATTAAAAAAATAAAAATATATAATATATGTCAAAAGAATTAATAAATTTATTTTTATTTATTGGTATTTGTTTTGTAGTATATATATTTTTTAAAAATTTTAATTATAAAGAAGGAATGACAGATGCTTCAGGAAATATTACTAATGGAATTGCAGGTAACGCCGCTGCTTACGCTGCTTTAGCAAAATCACAAGCAATAAAATTAGAAGATCAATTTTTAATTTCTAAATATAGTAAAGATTATGAAACAACAATTCTTAATTTAGATGAATATTTAAATAATATTATTTTAAATAATGTATTAAATATAAATTTAAATGCATCGCCTGAGATAATAACAAATAATTTTACTACATTAGGTTTTTTGAATCAAGCAAAAACTGCTTTAAATAATACAATGAAATATATAGATTCAAAATAAATTTTATAATTAAAAATACTTATTTTTATTATCTAAAAAAATATAATAAAAATATGTAAAAGTTTATATGAATAATTATTTAATTTTTTTTATTATTCTATGTTGATACCCTTTTGTTTCAAGTAAATTTAATTCAACATATTTTCCATTTGATATATATAAATTTACATATTCATTTATATAAGGAATATATGTATCATCTATTATAATAATTCCATTAATTTTTACAAGTATATCTGCATTTTTTATATCATTTGATATACAATGTTCATCATGACCTCCATCAACATGAACAACATCATATTTACCAATTAATTCTTTATGTTGGTTAATCCATTCAGGCATAACAATAGTTGAATCTCCTTCCACATATTCAAAATTTACATGTGAAAATTGTGATTTAATGTAATTTAAACTAGGTTTAGTATATAAATGATGACCTATATCAAAAATAGTAAAATTTAATGGTGAATTATCTCTTCCTAATAACATTAACATTGTTGAATGCCCTGCATTAAATCCAATTTCGCAAATATTCTCAACTGCTTGCTTTCCACACCAAAATAAGTTTAACTGTTTTGAATATAGTTCAGGAAATATATTTAATGTTTGATGATAATAGAAACAATTTCCTTCTAAATTATCATTACAATTAATTACAATATTTTTTAAATCATTCAAATAAAATTCTTTTTCATTATTTTTATTTTCGTATTCTGTTTTAATTAAATCCATTATATAAATATTTTATATATTATAAAAAACAAAAAAACGAATTAACAATAATTATAATAAAAATACTTAAACATTATATAATTTTATAAAGTATATAATGTTTGGTTCTGCAAATAATATAGTGTTAGATAAATTAAATAATACAATAAATAATACTTTGGATAGTCACAAAAATGTTTTTGAAACAGTAGATAAAATTATGATATTATCTTTATTTGTAGAAAACGAAGAATTCAAACAAAAATACATAGATGCAGCAACAATACATAATACTAAAATTTTAACTAGTGATTTTCCAGATGCTGGATTTGATTTGTTTGTTCCTTCTGAAATAACTGTGAATAATTTAAGCAAATTAGCAGTTAATCATGAGATTAAATCTTCCGCAGTTATGTTAACAGATACTTATAAAAAGTATAACACTGGATTTTATTTATATCCACGTTCAAGTATTAGTAGTACACCATTAAGACTTGCAAATTCAACAGGAATTATTGATAGTGGATACAGAGGATTTTTAATAGGTAAATTTGATTGTATAGAAAGTTCAGTAACAGTAAAAAAATACGATCGTTTACTTCAAATTGTTGCTCCTGGAATGGTTCCAATTATTGTACAAATTGTTAATTCAATTGAAGAATTGAGTGAATTTACTGAAAGAGGAGAAGGTGGTTTTGGTTCTACTGGTAGATAATTAAGGAATATATATACTAACTTCATCTTCTTTGTAATAACCTTTTGCAACTTGTTTTTCTGTGTAGTCCGCTCCTCCCCAATTTGGATCCATTGCGTTTGCACTAATTGGTGCATTTTGTTGTTTTATATTCATTGCATCTAAAGGAGTTGTTGTTCCAACATAATAACTAGTTTGGTCTTGTGCAGGATATGAATTTATATTATATGGTGGATCATTTCTAGTTGCATCTACTAAAAGTGTAGGATTTGGATAAGCGAGTGCATCTGGATTACCTAAATTGCTTTCAGGAATAATGTTTCCAATTGAACTAGCAATACTAGGAGGTAATCCTGCTTGTGGTTCAGAAACACTAGGACGAATTTTGTAAACAGGATTTCCTTGTGCATCATATGTTTCTTGTAAGTATAGAACAGGACAACGAATATTTTGACTTCTTTGCCAATCTAAAAATTCGGTATAATCTTCTAAATTATCAAATTCTACAGGATTTACTCCAGGAACTTCAGCTAATTTAGAATTATATAAATAAAATCTAGAACCTTTTTGAATTAATAAATTCGGACATCTGTATTTTTGATTATTTGTTAATCCTTCTGCATATTTTGGATCAGATCCTTTTGCGTAAAAATACAACCCTATTAAAAATACTAATATAAATAAATATGTTAATAAAGACATATATTATATAAGGATAAAATTGTTATATAATATTTTATATTTATTTATTTTCTATTTATTTAATAAAATGGTTTTTTATAATATTGACAAAAATAGTATAGATGACATAAATAAAGTAAATAAAATCATTGCATCAAATAGTAATAATAAAGTATTTATATTAATTTATATGGATGGTTGTGATCCATGTAAAGAAACAAAACCAGAATGGAAAAAAATTGAAAATGTATTAAATGAATTAAAAGATAATGAAAATATAGCAATTGTAGATATTGAACAACAATATATGGATAAATTAAAATACTTAAAAGAAGAACCTAGAAGTTTTCCTACTATTTTATATATTACAGAAAAAGGTAAAGTAAATGAAGATTATAAAGATGATAGTGAAAATTTTCGTAAAATAGATTCATTTGTTGATTGGATTCGTTCAAAAATACCTACAACTGGTGGAAAGAAATCAAATAAAACAAATAAAACAAAAAAATTAAACAAAATAAAAAGATCAAAGAAATCAAAAAAATGGTCATTAAAATATAAAAAAAGTATTAATTGTAAAAATCCAAAAGGTTTCTCTCAAAAACAATATTGTAAATATGGTCGTAAATTTATAAAATAAATAAATTTAACATTTGAAATTATCTTTTGAATATCCTATAACAGCGCAAGCTATTCTTTTTCCTGCGTTACCAGTTTTTAAACTTTCTGTATTTTTACCTTTTCCACAATCATCTTCATTTTCATGTATTATTAATCCTCTTCCTATTATATTACATTTATTACCTCTTAATTTTATCATGTTATCATAAAAAGTGTATTTTGCTTCACCTTTTGAATTTGCTGAAATATTTCCCAAATCTCCTATATGTCTTTCTTTCATACCAGGACAACCGTGTTTTTTATTATAAGGATTAAAATGTGAACACATACTTGTACATTTATCGCTTAAATCTCCTGCTTCATGAACATGAAAACCATGTTTACTATTAGGAATTAATCCAGTAATATTTAGTTGAATCATAACATTATTAGAATTTTCTATTTCTGAAAATTTTACATAACCTTTAACAGAATCATTAAATACTGCTATTGCTTTTATTTGTGATTGACTCATAATTCTTAAACATTTTATATTGATTTTTTTAATATTTAATTTTTTTATTTTATTATACAAAAAAATAAAAATAAGAAAAATTATTTAATTATTAAATTTAAAACGAAACAAACAAATAAAGATCTAAACATTATTTAAAACATTTTTTTTCGTTTTTCTTATTCTCCAAACAATCGTAAACGGAGTCTGTTTTCTACAAGTAGGACAACACCTATTTCCATTCGCTGAATTAATCCACTGCTCGTAACATTCTTTACCAAACTCATGACCGCATAATGTCTCCAATGATTCTCCTTTAATATGCGTTTCAAAACAAATGCTGCATGGTTCTTTACAAACAGCATTATATTTTGTCATTGAAAGAGAGCGACAATACCTATTCATACGTACAGCTCTTATACCGAATCGTTGAATAAGATTTTGAAGAGGATCTTCATCTTGAACAACAACATCTTGATCTAGAACAACAACATCTTGATCTAGAACAACAACATCTTGAACATCTTGAACATCTTGAACAACAACATCTTGAACATCTTGAACATCTTGAACAACAACATCTTGATCTTGAACAACATCTTGATGTAGAACAACAACATCTTGAACTTGAACATTATCTTCATTTTGAAAATCCAACAACAACGCATCAACTTCAATTATCTCTCGCTCCTGTGCCAATACCATTTGTCTTATGCTTAATTCAATATTTCTTACAGTATGGTCTACTTGTTCGCGAGACATAAAGTCCGCATTGTTACGCAAATTTAGCAACATAGACATTGAATCCTCAAAGAACACTTGTGACGTCATCGTTTAATGAACAGTTTAAGTTTTTTTTAATATAATACAAATTTAAAAAATAAAATATTTTCAATTTTTTTATTTTTATATCAATTTTTAAATAACTAAAAATTTATTTTTTATTAATTTTTTAGTTATCAATGAACCCAAAACAATTTAAAGATAAATGTTTAACATAGTAAAATGTATAAGTTTATTAATTTTTTAATATTAAATAAAAAATTCACTACTGAAAAAAATTTCATAAGGAATAAAGCAGTACCTATTTGTTCAAATTGTTTACATTTTATTGAAGATACAAATAACTATCCATATGATCCAATTCCTAGCAATGAAAAATA